GACCTAATCACTGACCATCTGACAGAAGATCTGCTTGGTCTTCTGCACATGATGCGGGAACTTATGGTTGACCAATGGATGACGGCAAAGGGTATTGCCTATGGGACAAGGCAACTTCTGCGCTTTGTGCATGAAGAAAGCTTCGACGATTTTATAGATAGGGTGGATGTGAAATGGATAGCGGAACACCTAGCATCAACTGAATAGGGGGAAACATGGGAAGGAAATCAAAGATTAAGAAGTCAACGTACGTGCTATGGCGTGGGCCTAGTATGTACAACGGTGCAGAGATTCGGGTGGTAGTCTCGAATCTAAAGACCAAGAGCGCCAACGATAAGATTGGAGACATGGCGCAAATTTGGATACTACCCGATAGCAACGAAAAGCTAGTTGATATCATGGCAAGGGGGGATGATGTAAGCTATTGCGGAGAATGCCCATTGCGGTGGTTCTTGGCGAAGCAGAGAAAAAAGGCAGGTGAGCAGGACAAGGGTAAGTGCTATGTGACGTGGATATATGCACCAAACAATGTGCATAGGTCAACGCATGACAAGCCAACTGAATGGAAGGAAGGATTGCAAGCGATACGTGACGTGGATAAGCCCATAAGGGTAGGGGCAGCGGGAGATATGGGGGCAGTACCGCCCAAGGAAACCAAGGAAATTTACGAGGCGATAAATGGCTAAGAGAAGATTCAGCAACTACACGCACAATTGGGAAAATGCACCACATCTTGCGAACTTCGCAATGGCAAGCATAGACCCGTACATGGATGAAGGGGCGCAGGATAGGGCGCAAGCGATGGGCTTTAGAACCTTCAGGATTATAAGTAACATAAACCAAAAGAGGGACGATGAAATACTCTGCCCGTCGAGCGCGACACTAGCGGTGGCGAAGACATCCTGCAGTAATTGCGGGCTATGCGATGGGAAGCAGGGGAAAGGCGATACACGCAAACATATTGTGGAAGTAGTCCACTAAACAAGGGGGAAAAATGGATAATATGCAGCTAAAAATTGAAACCCATAACAGCTACGGGTTCGATGGAACCCTGTGCTTGGATGTGAGCGGGCATCCATGCGAGGTGCAGAACTATGTGGATGAGTACATCGAGACTTATCCTCCGCATAGATACCGAACCTATCAAGTGTCTTCGTACAAGGCACCGAATGGTCGGTTTGTGGTATGTCTGTGCCGGAAAGTACAGATGAAGGGGGTCGAGAATGAAACTAACCGATGATGTCTTGGCTATGCCGGACACAGACCCACGGGATTTAATCGTGGGTGGAAGCACTGCCAAGAGCAGGATGTATATGAGTGCGCCGATGCGTTACTTGCTAGAGAATGGTCACCTCGAAAAGGCGAGAGTGGACACTACTCAGCCGAACCAAACGTTTGACACAAATATGCTCGACTATGGGTGTGGGAGGGGTGACGATATACGTGACCTCTTGCAGGAGGGAGTGAAGTGTTGGGGCTATGACCCCTACCATATAGATGCAAAGTGGACTTTGGGGGTCAAATGGCCGCTAGTAACTTGCATCTATGTAGCCAACGTGCTAGGCAGAGATGAGGCGAACAGCCTAATAGGGGATATACAAAATATACTGCGCCACGATGGCGTTGCCTTTATGGCAATAAGAAATGACTTACCTGAGCTAGGTGCGCGTGGCAGGAACTGCACACAAACGCCGTGGAAGATAGAGTTTGGCTCAAGGGGGTCGAGCGAGTATCACATGGGTCAGACACTGTACAAGAGTCCGGGGTTTTACATCTACAAATTTGGAAAGGGAGACAAATGCAAAGTGGCTTAAGCAAGGAATACATAAGGGGGTGGGAGCGATTCCATCATTGGTTACATAATAATTATGGGGATGAAGCCACTCGGTTGCAGCCCAACGGTACAGTTCAGAAAACAAAGGAAGGAAAAAAAGATGAGCAATCTAAACAGAAATAATGAGGAAAAAGTTGTAACGGAACTTGAGTTCTGCGTAGGAGTAGGCATGAGTGTGATGGACGATCTTATGTATAAGGTGGAGCATCTACAGGAGATTCTCTATGACCAAAACATGATGCCACCTGCAATGGCTAAGTGGGTAAACCAATCCATCTGCAATGGGGCTATGTGGCTAGGTGAGGGTCATTCCTTGTGCGGAGAAAACGAGAGCGCAGAGGATGCCTACACTCAAGCGCTGACGCGACTACGCAAGCGGATGGCAGATGCCAACAGTCCGGGGAGTGAAAAATAATGGAGTCGAAGATAAAAATGGTCTTCGCCTTGGTGGCACTAGCCACGGCAGTCTTCCTGCACTTCTACATAAGGAGTTAGTATGATAACGCAAAGCGCATTAAAGAAATATCAGCAGTGTGAGCAGATGTACAAATACAGGTACATCGACGGGTATCGGGAGATAGTCCGGTCAGATGCCATGACGCTAGGCACTCTTGTCCACGCCGGGCTTGAGTGCTTCCTCAAGAAGCAGGACGTGGTACACGCAGTGTGGCACATGGAGCAGGTGGCAGAGTCGGAAGAAGACCTGCCTGATAACCACCTCGTCATAGACCAAGCGATGATGTTGCTGCGCGGCTACTACCACAAATGGTATGAGTCACACCATGCAAAATATGAAACGGTATCGGTGGAGGAGGAGTTCGAGGTTGAGATAGGAGGTCAGAAATTCGGAGGAAAAATTGATGGTCTGATAAGAGAGAAGGAGAGCGGAAGGCTTGTCCTAATTGAGCATAAGACATCCGGCGATAGGACTGCCACTAGCATGGGGGGAACCTATTGGAAACAGCTAAACAGCGGTATGAATATACAGCTTGTCCTGTATCAGGAGGCTATGAGAAAAAAATACGATGACGGTTCCGACAAGCCGCCAAAAATATTGTATGACGTACTTTATAAAAACAGACCTAAGATGAAGGACTTAGAAGACATGAAGGTATATTATATGTCTACCTATGCCCCCTTCTACAGAAAAGAGCTTTACTATACGGATGAAGAACGCTATAGAGCATTGTGGGATTTGGAAGTTCAAGCAAAAAGAGTAAGCGAAAGAGAGAAAGACGGTTGTTGGACGCGGAATACCTCGAACTGTCGCAGTGGGTTTGGGCTTTGCCCTTACTTTGATGTCTGTCAGGGTATGGCAGAACTAAAAACTGCAACCAATCTTGAGTACATGGATGATTTACATCCTGAATTAAATATAACTAAGGAGGAGAAATGAGCAGGTTTTCACTAAAAAAATCAAAGGAGAAGCGCATCAAACCACCACCTAGGCTAATGGTAATTGGAGATCCCGGCATAGGGAAAACAACCTTCGCAGCAAATGCGGAGAAACCCATCATCATTGCTACGGAGAGTGGTGCTGTTGGTACAACTGTTCCTACGCTGCCCACCGATGGTGTGTGCAAGACGTGGCAGGATGTGGTTGACGCAGTGACGGTTCTTCGAGATGAAGACCACGACTTTAAAACGGTAGCCATTGATACCCTAGACAACATGGTTTCTCTCCTAGAGAAGCACATCTGTGAAAGGGATTTCGATGGGGTCTACAACCCCTCTCGCGGCAAAGAGGGTTTCAATTCATTCGGTAAGGGGAATGCTGCGGTGGCTCAGGAATTGAAGAAGTTCCTGCATCAAGATCTTGATGAGCTACAGTGGTGCAAGGGTATGCAGATAATTTTACTCTCGCACACAGGTCAGGCTAAGGTTTCTAGTAGCCTTAGTAATGATTGGACTGCTGTTGCCGCAAGCATCCCCAAAAATTCACTAGCAGTGGTGAACTCTTGGTGCGATCAAATAGGTCATGCTTGCACAGACGTGCGAGTCATACAGAGGGAAGGAGAAAAGAACAAAGCACAGTCCGTAGGGTCTGACCGATGGCTTGTGTTTGAGCCGGAGCCGGGGAGGCTAGTGAAGAGTCGTGTGGGCTATGAAATGCCTAGCAAGATTCCACTGTCTTACGGGCAGTATCTAGAGGCCATGGGAGTGGATATGCAGAAGATAGAGATAGCCACCACCATGACCCTCATCGAGTCTTTAGAGGAGGATGAAGATGTAGTATCTGCTGCGCTAAGGAGCGTACAGAAAGAGCTTAAGAATGGAGAGATTGATATCATAACACCGGATGTTCTAAGTAGATTAGAGCTTGGAAAAATTAAACAGTTAAACAATTGGCTAAACACCAAGGCATAGGAGAACTCAATGATTACTTATCCTGATGGAAAAAGTACAGTAACAGCCAAGGCGGCTAACTCAGACACACCATTCGTGTTCCCCAAGGGGGAGTATGACTATTCGGTAACGAGCGTAGGGTACAAGACCTACCGGACAGGGACACAGGGCATCGAGATTGAACTCGAAGGTCTGTACAGCAGCGGGAAAACTTTCCGGTGCTTTGACCGGGTCTTTCTCACAGAGAATGCGATGTGGAAGCTAGACCAATTTCTGTCGGGGCTTGGACTAACCAAGCGTCCTGAGAACGAGGATGAATTGAACGGCTTGACCG